TTTAAGAAATAGGTAATAATAAACAGCTTTGAACAACCCGTGTTTGATAAATATTTAGCTTGTTATGACGAATTACGAAAAAACCTTATTTAACTACTACATAGAGCATTACGAAAGCCTCCTCAAATTAGGTAGTGCTTTATGTAGTAAGTTTAAGTTGAAGAGGGATAAAGAGTCCTTTTTACACGATTTAGTATTTGAAGCTTTACTTAGGCTATTTAAATATAAGTTGAAAAAACTTGATTTAGAGTCTTTTAGGAGAGCCATGTTTGTGAATATGAAACTAGAGTTAATTAATTCAATAAGCTCATCAGTTTTAAATGGGCATTTTAATCCTAAAGATATGGAAGAAATTTTATACTTTTACAAATACAGGCCTGATGAGCAATACTTTGAAAACCCTAAAATGGAAGAGTATATTAAGATTATCAAAGGCTGTAGTTTTAGAAGTGTAAAAACATATCAAACTCTTGACAGGGTTTTAAGGAATAATTTAAAGCCTAGTGAACAAAGGAATGTAGGTATGATTATAAAAAGACTTAGTAAGTTAATTACAAAACAATTAGAAAATTAATTATGGGACAGATTATTTATGCAATATTTCTTGCGTATTTCAGTGGTTTGGTATGTAGCTTTTTCTTGATATTACACATAAGAGAGAATTGGCTTATGCTAATACCTAAAAAGAATGCGTTCCTTAGTTGGGCATTCATATTTGCATTTCTTGTATATATGATTGAAGACGATGATGATAAGGGGGGTAGAAGATGATTAAGATATTACACCCCTTACTACTATACATTTGTGGCTTAACAGTACTAAAACCTGCAAATGTAGAAACTACACTTATTCTGAAAGAAGTTCAATTCTCTAAAATTGTATTGGCTCAGTCTATCCTTGAAACAGGTTGGTACAAATGCAAAGACTGTTCTTTGCAAAGTAACAATATATTCGGGTTTAGGGTTAAGTCAGGCTATTTAAGCTTTGCACATTGGACAGAAAGTGTAAAATACTACAAAAAATGGCAAGATGCACGCTTTAAGAAGTACAAAAAAGAAATATGTAATGACGAAGATTACTATAATTTCTTAAAAGCTGTAGGCTATGCTGAAGACCCTGAATATGAAAACAAATTAAAACTAATAGTTAAAAGACTATGAACATCACATTAGCAATAACAGCTTTGGTTGCAATTTGTTTATATATAATAGGTCTTATATTAACAAATTCTAAACATTATGAAAGCTCTGGGCTTCTTAAAGAGCTAGGCATAATATTATTAATATACGTATGCTTATGCTGGTTAGGTTTTGCCCTATTTTAAACAAATCAATTATTAACTAAAAAAGATTTAAATTATGGAACATTTAACACATTTGAATTTACACAACTACACAGCTGGGTATGACACAGCAACAATCAACAAACAGATTAAAAAATCTAGTTGGAAAGCTGGCTACATCACTACTTTTGTAGTAGGTGGCTTAATATTAATTTCATTTTTCTTATGAGAAAACTCATATTAGCTTTGGGGTTTGTGGTAACATCTGTTACTGCAAGCCCTCAAGTTTTGAACTACTTGAGCATGAAACAAGTTCAGGAATACTTTAACGAAGAAGGTGTTCATAGAGGGGATTCAACCTACGCTTTTATGGACAGTGCAGGTAATATTGCACTGTATCAATTCGACAAAAATAAAACGTGTGTAACATCATTTTTAAGGTTTAACGCTTCACAAAAAGAATCTGTAAGGAATTGGGTTAAAAGTAATGGGACTTTATTAAGCCCAAATCGTTACTTAATAAAACTAACAGAATATACAGACAGGTTCTTAATTTATGAAGTCCAAGACCTTCCAGATGGTATATACGTTATGATTACAAACCTTTAAATTAGTAATTATGGAAAACACAGAATTAGAGTTCAGATACCAGTTATGGGGAAGCCATGACAATAAAGTACCTGTTAAACGTATGGATACCAAACAAATTTTAAAATGTATTTCCATGTTACAACAGAAAAATTACACAAAGCTTAATGAATTTAGCAAGAATAAGTGGATAAATACCTTTAAAAAAGAGTTAGAATACCGTAATAGGTTTACTGCTTTAATGATAAAAGAAATAGATTTAATCACTAAAAACAAGCTGAATTTACAAAAAAAAATTAACTTTGCTGTAAAGTCTAAGAATGCAAATAAATAAACTTATGAAACTATTTAAAGCTATTAGTACTAGCACCTATTTATTTATAGGGATTTACCTAATTTGTATATTAGCGTTTATAAAAAGGCATGAAAAGTTACCTATTCTTATTAATATCAGCAGTACTGTTGTTTTATTAGTTATAGGGTTACTTTTGTTACTTTCCATAAGAGAAGATTATAAGTTTAATAACTTAAGACGAAAGAAGTAAAACTATAATCTTTTATTTATGATATTCCTAATAACAAGTAAAGAAACTGCCGAGGATAATAACCTATTCGGCTTCAGCAAATACTCTGAGGCTATTACTGTTTTAAACGACTGTAGTAGCCTTTTTGAGTATTTTAAAGACATTAAACACATACAGTTAGATACGGAAACCTCTGGTTTTGACGTACATACATGTGAACTTTTAACAGTCCAGTTAGGGACTAATGATGTACAATATGTAGTTGATATGAAACATATCAATATACAAGAATTAAAACCATTACTTGAAGATGAGAGTAAAAATTTCATATTACAGAATGCAAAATTTGATTTAAGGTTCTTTTATAAACATAATATTTATATTAAGAACATTTACGATACGTTGTTGGCGGAATGTATACTTACAACAGGCTTAGACCATGAAAACAGGAAACTGTCTTTGGATGCTTTGGCCAAGAAGTATACAGATGGGGAATTAGATAAAACAATCAGAGGGGATATACACTTTTTAGGCTTATCAGAAAAAGTGGTTAGATATGCAGCAGATGATGTTAAATACCTTGAAGGTATAATGGATAAGCAGCTTATAGAATTAGAAAGTAAAGATTTGCTTGAGACTTTAAAACTTGAAAATGAGTTTGTTAAAGTCCTTGCTTACACAGAATATTGTGGTTTTCATTTAGATGAAAGCCTATGGATTAAAAATTATGAGAATAACTTAGTTTTATACAAAAAGGCTAAGGAAGACCTTGATGATTACCTAAGAGATAATAAGATAAAAGGTTATGTTTCTAACCAATTAAGCATATTTGAAGAAGATAAAGCTAAGGTTAATATTGAATGGTCTAGCAGTAAACAAGTTATTAAACTGTTTAAAAAGTTAGGCATAGAAACTAAAGTTATTGAAAAGGGAGAAATTAAAGACTCCGTAGAAGCTAAACATTTAGAAAAGTATGTTAATAAGCATTATATACTACCTTTATACTTAAACTATAAAGGTTTAGAGAAACAAATAAGTACTTATGGCTTATCTTTCCTTAAGCATATAAACCCTAAAACTAAGAGGGTTCATTGCAACTATTGGCAAATTGTCAATACTGGACGTTTGAGCAGTCGTGACCCTAATTTACAGAATATAACAGCTGATGAGTCTGTAAGGTCTTGTTTTAGGGCTGAAAAGGGCAATCTACTAAGCATTAACGATTACAGTAGTCAGGAACCCCGTACTTTAGCTTCTCTTTCTAATGATAAAAACTTAATTGACTTTTTTAAAAACGGAGACGGTGATATACACAGCTTTGTTGCCTCTAAACTATATTCGGTTATAGAGAATAAAGAAGTTATTATAACAAAAGAAGATAAAGAGAAACGACAAGTGGGTAAAGTATTAAACTTAAAGCTTAACTACGGTGCTACAGCCTATACAGTTAAAGATGATTTGAACACTTCACAGGAAGAGGCTCAGTTCTTTATTGATGCTTTAGCAAGTGCATTCCCTGAAAAAGAGAATTACTTTAAAAAGAAGATAAAAGAAACTTTTGATAATGGTTACATAACTACTAATCATATTACAAGGAGAAAGATATTTATAGAGGGTATAGATAAGGTAAAAACCTTAAAAGATACCATAAACAAGATTAAGAATGAAGGTAGAGAAATACCTAAGAGTTTATATAGGGAATTTGCTATACTTAGGGGTAGGATAGAAAGAGCTTCTAAAAACTACCCTATACAAGGTACTTCTGCAGACCAAACAAAGCTAGCAGGTATTATTTTCTTTAATTACCTTACAGAGAATAACCTTTTGAATACTGTTAAAATATGCTCTTTTATACATGATGAAATTGTTGTAGAATTTCCTGAAAGTTTAAAAAGCAGCATACCGTATAAGTTACAAGACAGCATGGAGAAAGCTTTTTCAGTGTTTTGTAATAACGTACCTGTAGAAGCTAGCCCTAATATATGTGAATATTGGAAAAAGTAAAACTAAATAAATGGAAAGTGATGAAATAACAGTAGCTTTAACCCTTTTAAAACCTTATTATGCACAAGATGTGCTAAATAACCCTAAGCTTTGTGCAGAGGTTATTAATAAAGAGTTTAACGCCAAATGCAAAGAACATGATATAATTGTTTATTATAACCTTGTAAGCCTATTACAAAAAGAAAGTGAATTAATCTATGAAATTGTTCAATAAGACAAAAAAAGAAGAGTGTATAGAGTGTTTTAACACTAAAAAGGTATTTGACGGGACTGATTACATAGCATGCCCGAAGTGTTCTAAAAAGAAGAAAGACTTAATCAAATACTTAGACAAAGTTAATAGAGTTGAAGTAATAGATGATACAGGAAGAGCTTATGTAATATGGGATGATAATATATCAGTATCCCTGTCCTTACAAGATGATAACAGGACTTTAAAATTGTTTATAAATACCTAATATGAAAACTTTAGAAACTAATAAATTAATTAAGAACTTTGCAAATATAGATAAAGAAGAGTTTAATCCACATAAGGATTGGAATGATTTTATGAAAGTATTATTTGCTTTAAAGTCAGAATATGACGACCTCCCTAGTAACAAGCTTGAAACAGTAGGGCCTTTTATAGACAATATACTGGAAGCTATGATTACAGACGATTTAGCTAAAGCTAATGAAAGTTTAATATTAGCCATATACGAAATAGAAAAAGTTAATGTATGACATAGAGTTAGATATAAATTTCATTACAAGGAACCATTTAAGTCCTAATGAGTATGTATTTTTATACCTATACAACAATGATAATGAATTGCTTTATAAAGTATTCCCTGATTTAAATGAAGAGAATATTGTAAATGAAACTACTTTAAAGCTTCAGGAAAAGGGTTATATTAAGATAATAAGCAATAAAGAAATAGACTTTAGAAAGAAGTTTAACATAAAATACAATACTGATAACAAATACTTTGAAGAGTTCTTTAACACATTCCCTTTAGAAACACCTGATGGTAGGAGATTAAGACCTGTAAGATTAGACTCTGCTATAGCAAAAAGGTGTAAGAAAAAGTACGAAGCATTAACTAAGAACAAATTAGAGATACACGAACACATCCTTAAATGCTTAAAAGCACAGCTAGAATATGACCGTAAAAACCTATTATACTTAAACAATATAGATACATGGTTAAATCAGCAAGTATGGACTAAGTACGAAGATTTAGTAGACAAGAAGACAGAAGAAACAAAACTTTATGGAAGTGAGATAAAGTAAAATAGCAAATCTTTAACAAATAATGTCAAATGAAAAAAGCAAATTGCAGTTCAAAAGCATTGCAAATGTAACAAAGGAAACATTATACGCAATAGACCAGCGTAGGAAAGGGCTTATAAAACCACTTAAAACACCTTGGAAAAAGTGGAATTACAATTGTGGTGGTATAGAATGGAATAACATAATATGTATTGGGGGTATGTCTGGAAGCGGTAAAACAGCCATAGCTAACCAATTAGAAACAGGTTTAAAAGACCTAAACGGTTATGAAAGATTCTCTATACTATCCTTTAACTTTGAAATGTTAGCAACAAGGCTTATAGGGAGAAAGCTTAGCAACTTTACAAAAATGACTATGAGTGAGTTGTTTAACACTACAGGGAAGAATTTAATAAACGATAACCTATATAAAAGCTTAGAAAGGCATTGTGAAAGTCTTAATAAGTACGATATATATTATGTAGATATGCCAGGTTCAGTGTCCGAAATAGAGGAAACAATACACAGTTTTATAAAGTACGTTTGTGCTCCTAAAAACCACAAATGTGTAGTGATGTTAGACCATGTGCTTCTTATCAATGGGGATAAGGAAAGTGATGTAGAGAGAAAAGTGCTGTTTGATTTAATGTCTATGGAAAATAGACTAAAAAAGATGTATACAATAACATTTATAAATTTATGCCAGCTAAACAGGAATATAGAAAGAATAGAAAGACTTACAGACCCTGTAATGCACTACCCTCAAAAAGCAGATGTATTCGGTGCTGAAAGTATGTATCAGTTCAGTGATATATTCCTTATAACGCACCGCCCTGAAATGTTAAATTTACCTTATTACGGGCCTAATAAGCTCCCTGTAAAAAATAAGATATATTGGCATTTTATTAAAGTTAGGGACGGTGAACCGTTTGTAGCAAGCATGAGTAATAATTTAAAATATAATGAAGTTTTAGATGGGGAATAAAGCTAGCAAACACGACCAGGAAAAGGTTAGTTACACTACAATACCACAATTAGCTTTAAGGGAAGTTGCAAAAAGCTTCACTCACGGTAAAGTTAAATACGGTATGTATAACTATAGTAAGGGTATGGAGAACACCAGGCTTATTGATGCCGCCCTTAGACATATAACTGAGTTTCTTTTAGGAAATGACCTTGACGAAGACAGTAAACGTCATCATTTATCAAATGCTGCAGCTAGTATAATGATGGCTTTAGAAAACAGTTTATCTAAAAATGAAGAAGACTTAAGAAACCCTTTATACAAGAAAATGAAAAATAAACCAAATACAAAGATTTGAAATTATGGAAACGGTGAATATTATACAGAATGCTATAAGAACACCAGACGGAGAGATATTAAATAGCTTACATAGGCACCACTTTATAACCCATAAGGTAGGAGATACCTTATACATGGTTGACGGTGGTTTAGATTATATCAGGAGGTCTGGTGAAGATTATGAAGACCTTACTTTAACTAATAAAGACAGTATAGAAGATATAAAGTTAAAATTATTGATTAAAGTTAATAACAAATGGGTTAAAATAATAGAATGCAGTGATAAGGTCATAAAAAGCGTTGTAAATGACCCTAAGCTGCCCAGTATTAAAAAACATATATGTTTAGAAGTTTTAAATGACAGGAACAACGACAAGTAGCTCAATAGTACTTCCTAAGAAAAAAGTAAGTGCTCAAACAATAAACCCTAGGAGGATTCTGTTATATGGTCCTCCTAAAGTGGGTAAAACAACGATTTTAACGCAATTAGACAATACTTTAATACTAGACTTAGAAAAGGGCACTAGAATGTTAGATGCTCTTAAAATTGAGATAAATAGCCTTTCTGAGCTTAAAGATGTAGGAGAGCAGATTAAAAAAGAAGGGAAACCTTACAAAAGAATAGCAGTGGATAACGTAACAAAACTTGAAGAGTGGTGCGAAGAAGCTGCTAAAAGTATGTATATGCAAACACCAATAGGTAAAAACTTTATAGGGCGGTCTATATTGGAATTGCCTAACGGTGGGGGCTACCTTTACCTAAGAAATGCCTTTAAGTTATGGAAAGATTATATAGAGTCTCTGGCTGACGAAATAATCTACATAGCACATTTAAAGGATAAATTAATTCAAGTAGAAGGTAAAGAGGTATCAGCCAAAGATATAGATTTAACAGGTAAACTTAAAAGCATACTATGTTCTGACGTAGATAGCGTAGGTTATTTAAAACGTAAAGGGGGTGTTTTAACAGTCACTTTTAAAGCTGACGATGACGTTATTTGCGGAAGCAGGTGTGACCATTTAAGGGGACAAGAATTTGAGTTCGATTGGAAGAAAATTTACATTTAACTAATTAAAAAATCTATTATGATAAGTACTAAAGGTGTAGAAATTACACAAAATTCAAACAACAAGAAGTCCCCGTATTTATCTTACGGTGTACACATTTTAAAGATTAATGACATCGAATGTGAAACTGCTGCAACAGGCAGTGTAAGAGCTAGATTTAGAGTGGAATCAGAGCCTATTATGCAAGAAGATTTTGAGGGTGTAGATGGAGCAAAAGGCCAAGTAGGTAGTATATTTGGATTATATTTGAAGACGCAAGAACAAGAGTCTGATTTTCTAAGATGTATTGCTCAAATTGCTGACGCTATGGGCGTAAGACAGCAGTTAGACGATATTGTCGCAGAAGATATAAAAAGTTACATAGAAAAAGTTGCCCATATTTTCAAAGGGAAATGGGCAAGATTCCTTGTAGCAACTCAGCAGTATTTGGATATAAACTCAGGTAAAACGAAAAATAGATTAGGATTCCCTAAATATGATTTTGTTGAACCCATCACTGTTCCAGAAAGTGAGTCTAAGTTGCGTTTCGATAAAACTAAGACTTATCACTTTAGACCAGTACAGGCTAGTGAAATGCCTGTAAATCAGGGTTCTGACTTACCTATTTAATAACACTTTAAATAAATAGTATTACAAAGTGCCTTATACGAACCACAAACACAATCTCCTAGAGATTAATCAGTGGCGTTAGAAGTAAGGTAAACGCAACAATATGGTAGGCTTTGTGATATTATTAAATTTTATAAAATGCTTACAACAAAAGGTTTTCAGACAAAAGTATCTACAAACATATTAGAATATGTAACAGAGAAAGAAATATTTCAATATTACATAAGCAATTTTAAAAGAATTAACAGACCCTTTTCAAGTGAATTAAGAGAGGATAAAAACCCATCTTGTGTAATAAATACTTACAATGGTAGGTTAATTTACAAGGACTTCTCTACAAAAGAATCCTATAACTGTTTTGGTTATGTTATGAGACTTTATAGTTGCAGTTTTATAGATGCTATAAATATTATAAAAAGAGATTTTAACATAAAATATGATATGCCAAAACATGAAATAAGAGTGCCTACTATTGTAAAGAAAGAGAAAGTTTACAAAGATATAAGGATAGAGGTGAGAGATTTTAATGAAAAAGATTTAGAATTTTGGGGACAGTATAAAATTACTAAACCAACTTTAGAATACTATAATGTATATGCATGTAAAACATTTTACATAAACGGTATTGATAGTTATTCTTACATAGGGGTAAACCCCGCTTATGCATATGACCACAGTTTCTATAAGGAAAATACTTACAAAATACTAAGACCTTTTAGTGAACGTCACAGTAAGTGGTTATCTAATATGCCAGGAACAGTACTTTCTGGTATTAATAAGTTAAAACATGAAGATTTATTGATTATAACTAAGTCTTTTAAAGACATTATGGTTTGGAGGGAACTATTTGAAATAGATGCAGTTTGCCCCCAAAGTGAAAACCAAACAGTTTTTAATGAAGAAGATATTAGTTATTTGAAACAAAGATATAAAAAGATTTTAATAAATTATGACAATGATAATACTGGTTTAAAGTATTCAAAAGAACTTAATACTAAGTATAATTTTGACGGTATATTAAATATACCTGAAGTTTTAAAATCTAAAGACATCAGCGATGCAGCTAAAACGAATCCCACTGGAGAAGTCATCTCCCATATATCAGACCTTATTAAAAGTTACAGAACTTAACTTTGTTAAAGACCTTATTAATACATTTAGTGATTTCCCTATATTTTGCTACTATGAAGGCTTAATGCTTGTAGAAAAAGGTTTTTATTTTGACTTAAGTAATAAAGTTCTTAAAGCTATTAATGACGGGGATATTAACACTTTAAAGAATGATAATACAATAAATTTAAAAGAATTAACCTTTGTAAGAGATTCTATATTTTATAAAGTTTATGACCCTTATTTAAAAAGTTCTTACTTTATAAGTTATTATCAATTTCAAAGGTATTTTGAAGCTTATTACATGAGGCACCTTAAAAAAGATAAAGACTTAAGAAGAGGTTTTGAAAAGGTAAAAGTAGTATCTGTAGACAAAAGTATAGAATTATTTGGAAGAAATGTTTTAAGAAAAGCAATGCTTAATAAGAAGTTTAAACTTATTGATATTGAGTATAAGACACCCAGAAGAATATTACACCAAGGAATACAAGATAAGTATTATATAATGGTTTTAGAAGTTACAGAGGCAGACGGATTTGATATAAGTAATAATAGCAATAGGCTTGTTAAATTTGTAGCAGATGATATTTCTATACACGATGATAGTTTATTTAAAGATGTGCTTTACAAAAGAATGGTAGAAAAAGGTTCTGAAGTTATAATAAAAAATTCTAAGAAGATAAATATTCCTAAAAACTTTAAAACTGAAGTTTTAGAAGTAAGTAATAAGAAGTTAAGTGTTGAAATATTAGTAAATGACCATAAAAATCAAAGAAAATGGATAGGCTTAAGAAAAGTAAAACCTTTAAAAAAGGTGCCAGTTTTGATAAAAGAGGACAGAGAACTCTTAAATCTTTACAGAAAGAAAAGGGAAAAAAACGAAGTTTCTTCTTAACATTATTCTCAAGACACCCTAGTCATAATGTACTAAGAAAGGCTTTAATAGTCCCTAAAAGAACATTAATAAGATTAGGCTCTACTACTAAAGGCTCTGCAAATTATACTTTAGAGATTAACTCTATACAAAGTGTAAAAAACAGTGCAAATAAGCTTTTGATGAAAAAGATATTTAAAGAAAACGATATAAAAACAGCAGATTGGTGGACAGAGGGCACTTTAATAGATTGGGCTAAAGAAAGATACCCCATTGTTGCTAAGAGTATTTACGGAAGTAGGGGTAGAGGAAATACCCTTATAAAAAATGAAGAGGATTTGTATATTTGGGCAGAAGATAAAAACCTAAGTAATTACATATTTGAAAAATACTATTCTTATAACAGAGAATATAGGTTACATGTAACTAAAAATGGTTGTTTTTATGCTTGTCGTAAAGTATTAAAAAGTGAAACTCCTGAAGACAAAAGATGGTTTAGGAACGACTCTAACTGTAGTTGGTTATTGGAAACCAATGAAAAGTTTGACAAGCCTGTAAACTGGGAAGATATTGAAAAAGAATGTGTAAAAGCTTTAACATGTTTAGGCTTAGACATTGGGGGTTTTGATGTCAGAGTACAATCCAGTAAAGATAAAGATGGCAATTTAAGAGAATACCCAGAATTTATAGTTATAGAAAGTAACTCTGCCTGTTCCTTTGGGGACATTACGGGTATTAAATACAAAGAAGCTATTGAAAAACTTATAAAAGAATATTATGATTGCTGAAAAGAAAACAGCTGTTAAAGCCTTAACAGACGCACAAATAAAAGAGAAAAGAAAGGCTTATGCAAGTATACCTAGTAAATATTTTGCTCTTACCTTAGAAGAAGTTCTTTATGCTTTTGACAGCTTAATATTATTAAAAGATAATGCTTTTTGCAAATCTTTTAAAACTAAAATTAAAGCCTATTATAAAAAAGGTTTTATCATAAGCGTTGTTCCTGAAAACTATACTCTATTTAAAGATAAAAGAAATATGGTGTGGTATGAAATTGTACACACTTATATAAACTTTTATGTACTAGATTATAGATTTACTGAAGTGTTTAAAAGTCCCGATTTTAAGAGGTTCCCTGCTCAGTGCAGTACTGCAATAATGTACAATTTGGAAGGGGGTTTGAGTCATAACCCTAATTTCAATTTAGAATATTTCAAAATAATAGAGATGTTATTAAAAATGATGAACTATACACAGATTATGATTAGCCTTTCTGAGGATGAAAATTATTATAATACCCATTTATTTTTTGAAAAATTGGGGTATAAGACTATACACACCCTTGAAAATTTAAATACAGGTCATTTTATAGAGTTTAAAGTTAAACACTTATGGTAATAAATAAAAATGAAATAACTGTAGGTTCAGACCCAGAGTTTTTCCTACAAGACTCCGAGAGTCGTAATTTAGTATCAGCTATTGGTATAATACCAGGCTCTAAGAAAAACCCTCATTATCTTGAAAAAGATGGGTTTGCAATACAAGTAGATAATGTAGCTTGTGAGTTTAATGTACCTCCTTGCAAAGATTATAAAGAAATGTGGGGTAATTTTGAATACATTTTTAAAACTTTAAGAGAATCTTACCTCCCTAAAAACATAGAACCTTTGATAATAAGTTCTGCAATTTTTCCTAAAGAACTATTAGAGCACCCTATTGCAAAGACTTTTGGGTGTGAAGAAGATTTCTGTGCATGGACAGAAAGTGTAAACCCTAAACCTAAGTCTGAAAACCCTTGTTTGCGTACTGCAGCAGGTCATATTCATATAGGTTATAACAACCCTACTTTAGATACATCTATCTCTTTTATAAAAGCTTTGGACTTATTCATAAGCATACCTTTAGTTTTTGAAGAAAAGGATAAAAGAAGAAGAGAGTTGTATGGAAAAGCAGGCTGCTTTAGGTTTACTAAATTCGGTTTTGAATACAGAACCCCTGGTAATTTATGGATAACAGATATAAGTTATGTTAAATTTATATTTGATGCTATAAATAGGGCTATTGATTTTGTAAATGATAACAGAATAAAGGATTTAGATGCTACTGATGTTAAAAAGATTCAATTGGCAATAAATAATAACAATAAATTGTTTGCCAAACAGTTAGTTAATAAGTTTAAAATACCTTTATTTAACACTATATATGAAAACAGTACAGTTTGTTAATAATACAGAAGATTGTTTAAACGAAATACCTATGTCAGGCTTAATGTATACAGTTTTAAACAAAGATTTAGTTTCTTTGACCCCTAGAATGTTATGTAGAGATTACATATTAGACTTGTTTTGGTCTGAAAATACAGGAAATGATATAGATAATATTTATGGTTTTACATACGAACCTGGTAAGTTAGACTTAAAAGATAATGTAAATATTGCATTAACTTATGCCCCTAATATAGATTTTCGTTTTAATGAAATCTCTGAATTACCAGAATTTGAAGAAGAGGATTTAGAGAAATTAAAAAGTGTTTTAAATTTAGCAGAAAGTTCCTTAAACTTCTCTAAAACAGAGTTAGAGTTTGCTAATGATAAGAAAGTTATACTTTTAACATGTAGCCCTGAATGGTTTACAAAACCTTATGTTATAAGCATATATACTTTATTATGGAACCTTAGTAGTCATTATTCTGATGAATCTAGTATAGAAGAATTTCTTAGGAACATAACAGCTTTGAATGACAAAAGAGCTATGTTTGTTAAAACGAACTTATGCTTTTTAGAAGATTTCTTTTATGGAGTACAGCATGAGCAAAAATGGGAGTCTTATAATAGAGATATAAATAGCGACTACTCGATACACAATACATCAGGTTTTGTAAATTTTAATAATAACCTAATTAAAAAATCAAAAGTATGTGCGGACTAATAGGCTTCTCTGGAAGCGACATGAATGTAGATAAAATAAAGTTACTATTATTTTGGAATAGCCTAGAACGTGGAAAAGACGCCACAGGCATATACAGCAGACAAACAGGTATCATAAAAGATAACAATGAAGCTAGGATTTTTATAAAAAACAATAACGATGCTTTTAAAAACTGTAACCTTTTTATAGGGCATGTTAGGGCTAAAACATCAGGTTTTAACACTAAAGACAATGCCCACCCATTCTCCTATAACGGAATAGTACTAGCTCATAACGGTACTTTATACCAAGAAATTAAGTTATGTCAAACTATGGGTTTAAATTACACTGATTTTGACGTAGATAGTGAAATACTTGCAGCAGGTATAGGTAAAACTTTAGATACTAAGGTATTAACAGCTTACGAAGGTTCTGCAGCAGTATTGTTTACAGACCATAATAATAAAAACTCTGATATACTATACGCTTATAGGGATAAAAACAGACCTTTGTTTAGGGGTAGTTTAGATAACTCTTTGTACATATCATCTATAAAAGAATCTTTGGAATTTATAGGGTGTAATAACATCAAAGAGTTTAAAGAAAACCACCTTTATGCTATAAAAAATGGTAAGATAGATAGTTACGTTAAGATTAAAAATCCTAATGTAATAAGTACTACTACTCATATAAGCAGTTGTGGTGTTAACAGTAATTCTGAATTTGTAGGGAGTTATGTTGTTATTGATACTGAAATTAGCACAAACTCTCCTGATTATGAGTATATTGTTAAAAATAAGGTAAAAAAAGGTAATTCTTATTACGTTAACAGCTTTTTCACGAAAGACAGCAAACCTTACTTTAATGTAAAATGCCCTTATACTAATAAAGTTTTAGATATTCCTAAATATGTAACAGCTTATACTAAGTATACCCTTAAAACAGGTGATTATGCATTATGCATGGCCAATTTAACATACACTTCTAAAGAAAAAAAGGGGCAACCTTGTGCAGCTATAGGAGATTTGTTAAAGGTTATAGGTTTTGCTCAAAAGAATGAAAAGGATATTGAAGTTAAAAACTTAAGTAATGGTGAGACTTTTTGGGTAGACCCTAGATTTATACGAGGCTTTTACAATGTAAATGTTGACCAAAATCTATTGGAAACATTGAAAAAGAAGTACGAAGATAAAGAAAATAACTTCCTTAAAGACTTAAGTATATTTTCAGAGGTTTATAAAGATTTAGATAATATGACAAAATCTCTATCTGAAAATGAAAACTACTCTTTGAAAAATGTAACAGAAGCTGTAGACGAAATTAAAAGTAAGTTAGAGGCTTTAGAAACAGAGATAGAACAAGAGTTATGGGCAAGTTAGTAAAGATTTATAAATGTTTAACTATTAAACAGTTTACGTATGCCTCAAAATCAAAATCCTAGTAATACGACTAACTTACACCTTCTTACAGAAGAAGAACTTTCGCAAATCCTAAATGGACTGACAATTCCTGAAAACCCGCTTAATATAAATGTAGAAGAAGTACCTGTTACATCTTCAGATACTTGGCCAAGTTTAGAAGTTAGTGAGGGTTCTTCAGATACAAGTATAAATGAAGAAAATAGCATAACCCCTTTGCCAGAGCCTGTGTTCTTTGCTCATGGAGGAGACGGAAGTGGTATTGCAGGTTCTAATTCTAAAAAATGTAATTTTGGAGGAACAACTTCTGTAACTTATGGTAAAGTAGTTATTTCTGGAAAAGTTTACCCTGTAGAAAAATGTGTATTAATACACAAAAACTGGTACCTTAAAACTGATAAAAATGTCATAACAGACTATTATGGGAATATTACACATAAAAACTACTGTGAATCCTATTATGATTTTAAAAGTCTAAATTTAAACAAGTTAGAAGACGGTAGCTTTATGGTAAGTTTCAAAGACACTTTGTACTTTGACATTATAAAAAATGTTAATTTAGACAGGTTTGTATACACAATAGAATGTAAGGGTTACACTTTTAAGGTTTTTGCAGAGAAAGAAGATGATTTAATACAAGCAGGATTTAAAGAATCTTTCAAAAATGGTAATTATTACATAAACTTAGACGAATTAAAGACTGCAAAAAGCCCAAGACTATTTAATGTTTTTGAGAATCATTATGTTAAAAATCCTAAAGAAGATAACCTTAAAACCAATTTGTTTTTAGAGAACAAAGACTATACATTTGGAGTGGAGATAGAAGCTAGTTCTGGAATAATACCAACAAGGCTGATGTTTGACATAGATGCTCACTGTGAACGTGATGGCTCTATAAATAAGCATATGCCTAATAAACCTGGTGGCCCAGAAATAGTTACAAGCGTTTTAAAAGGAGATTTAGGCTTTGTAAAACTAAAGAAAATATGCGATGTGTTAAGTAAACGGTATACTATAAACAAAGACTGCGGTGTGCATGTGCATGTAGGGAAAAGGGAATTTAGCAATGAGTTTCTTTTCTTTATGTATTTCGTAGCTTTGAAAATAGAGAATGAACTGTTTTCTTTACTTCCGCATTCCAGAAGATTTAATAAATACTGTAGACCTTTGATTCCTGTATTAGATTTTCATGGAGGTATTTCTGATATGAAAAGGTATAAGGAGTTGTATGAAACAGATACTTACTTGTATAAACAAAGTATAAACGATTTTGTAAATTCTTTATATGTTTTAGCATCTAAACACCCTTTAGACCATAAAAATAATAAAGAAACAAATCATCCAGAAGGTTCTAAATGCAGTTATAATCAAAATACTATAAGGTATTGTTGGTTAAACCTAATACCTGCGATGTTTAATACAAGGGGTTCTAAAGCATATACCCTTGAGTTTAGAAATCATAGTGCTAGTCTTAACTTTAACAAAATAAAAAATTGGGTTAAATTATGTGTAGGCATTGTAGATTTTGTAGATACTAAACAAGAGTATATATTAAACAATTTTGAAAAAATAGACTTAAATACGATAATAAGAATGACTTACCCAAAAAGGGGGGATAGGCTTATAGCGTATATGGATTCTAGGAAAGAGTTGTTTAGAGTGTCTACTTCTGAGAAAGCAGAGTATTACAAAAAGAGTAACTTAGATAATAAAAACAAAAAACTAAAAGAAATAATATGTGCTTAATCACAGTCATACCCAGTGGGGTAGATAAATACAGCAATTTCATACTTGATGCAATAAATGCAGGTTTTGCTACACAAGCAGATGGTACTGGGATGGTTTATCGTTTTAAAGACGATAACCAAATTCATGTAGACAAGGGTTATTTTAATGAAACTAACTTTTTGAATGTTTACAGGGCTTTGAATTTTACAAAAGATGATGAGGTTATTATACACCACAGACAAAGTACACAAGGTTCTAGAGATGAAAGTCAATGCCACCCATTTTTTGTAACAGATAGTGATACTATACTAGGGAAAGGTAATTACACCTCTAGTACCCTACCTGCTATAGCCCATAATGGGATTATAAATGGGCATGAGTATTTTGACCTGTTCAATTCTGATACTTATATGTGGGTAAAGAATACCCTTTCTAAAGATATAATGCATTTTATAAACAATACTGACGATTATATAAACGCAAACAAGGAACAATTAGGATGGTCGAAGTTTGCTTTGATTCACCCTACTTTAACCTTTGACACTATAAGTTTTAATAAAGATGGAGCCCCTACAATGAGGCATTATATTAACAATCATATAATGCTTACAGAAGGTTTCATAGAAGACCAGGGTTGTTTCTTTTCTAATTCTTGTTACAAAAACAGAAGCTTTAGAGATTTGGGAGGTAGTTCTTTTATGACTAGTTACTCTAGAAACTATAAGCGTTTTGAAGAAGAGGAAGAAGATGACTTTCAAACTACAGGTCTTAGTAAAACTCTTACAGAAGAAAACTTAGGGTTAAGATTTGACATGAAGAATATAAAGGAACCTGTTAAAAAAGAAGGTTCTAAAAATGTTATAAAAGATTTTACAAGGAGTATTATCCCTTTTTCCATTCAGGAGGCGCAACCTGTTAAAAACACTGATGAAGATAGTGAAGATGCATCAAAAATATTGATAAAAGACCCTTTATTTTGCATAACAAAAGACATTGTTAAAGAACTAAGGGTTTATGATAAACACGATTTGACTACACCTGGAAAGGTAGAGATGATTGATAATGACAACTTAACAAATATACGTGTAGGGTTTTACAAGAATAATAGTCTTATTGCCAGTATTCATAATATAGGAGAAGATTATAGGAAAAACTACTACATATATGCTGTTGACTTTAGGAATAAGTATAAAGACTATAACACTTTAAATAGTCATATACAGAAAAGTAAAAGTCAGTTTAAGAAGTTGTCTAAGATTTTAACTAAAGCTAAGCATAAAAACTTAACTTTATTAGATGTAAAAATAGGAGATACTGTATTAAAATACATAAATATAAAGGCTATAGAACTCTTTTTAGAACAATATTCTTTACAAAAAGATATGGAAAATGAATTAAAACGTATTAAAGAAAGGTCTAAAGAGTTCAGCAATAACACACCCACACTCATAATGTAATGGCGTTTTTAAAAAAAGGAAGTAAGAAAGTAAAAAACACGAAAGCTTGTGAAATAGACGGCATTAAATTTAAGAGTACCTTAGAAGCAAATGTTTACACAGTATTTAAAGAGTTTGGAATACCCTTAGATTATGAAAAAGAAACATATACTATACTCCAAAACTTTGAATACCAAGGTGAGAACGTACGCCCAATAAGGATAACTCCTGATTTTGAAGCTGTAAATATGCCTGTGATTATAGAAGCTAAAGGTCACCCTAATGAGGCTTTTCCCCTTAAATTGAAGCTTTTTAAGAAGTACCTTAGTGAACATAAACCGCATCACAGTCTTTACATTATTAGGTCTAAGAAACAGGCTATAGAACTAGCTTCCAAACTACAAGTCTACAGCAAACCAACAGCCTTGTTTGACGGGGATGGTATCTGCTACATTGCTGGTTTACCCAAAAACGGCATTTTAAAGCCTTTAGAAGAGGTTTTTGAATATGTAGATGCTATCCTGTCAGATGGGGTTAAAAAGACCAACTGTGAGGCTTATATAGGGTATTTAACGGGGTCTAATAACTTCCGTAAAGATATTAACCCTGAGTATAAAGCTAACAGGAAAGGTAAAGAAAAACCCCCTTACTTTAAAGAAATAAGGGAGTACCTTATAAATAAACATAACTTTCAAGAATTTAAGGGTTTAGAGGCAGATGACTGTATTAGTATAATAGCTAAGCATTATAAAAATACGGTTATAGTGTCTGTAGACAAAGACCTTAATATGTTGGAAGGTACAGTTTATAACCCAAGAAAGCAGCTTATTGCTGTTAATACAAAAGAGGATTTTGATAAGTATTTTTGGACAAGCATGATAGTTGGAGATACCGCAGATAATGTTAAAGGAATACCTGGATATGGCCCTAAAAAGGCTAAGATTATTCTTAGTGATACTAGTAAACCTTATCATACCTTAGTGCTTAATGCCTATGTAGAAGCATTTAAAGAAGATGGGGTATCTGAATTTTGTAAAAACTATTACTGTTTAAAACTTTTAGATAAGTATAAAGGTTTTATTATACCAGAATCAAAGGAATCAAACCTTAATGTGGCAACGGCAAATGAAGTGGAAATTGTTTGATTTCAACAAAAGTTATAATTATATATTACCAATTTTAGGAGGTAAAGCATCTGACTATATAAAAAACACAAGTAGGCATATTACTTTTGTTAATTGTTTTGTAGGAGATGAAAACTATCCAGAATTTAATAAACATATTTTCCTCCTTTATAAGTATTCGTCACATGAAGACTATAAAGAGTTTGAATATGGACTACAAACTCATCCGCTATTCGTTAAAATGTACGACCCTGCAACAGAATATGTTATGTACATTTTTAGAGTACCTGAAGAGTATCAAGAAGACTATCAAAAATTTAGAGAAGGTGCATATAGCAAATATAGCAACAATTATAAACAACAAATACTTAATTTTTATGGCTTAGATTTAAACAAAGACTATAATAATGCTGTTATAGGCGTTTTGTATAAGTTAGAATCTGGATTCAACGCTACAGAAGCTTACATAAACAAAAACGTACCTAAGCAGTATTGGATAAAAATTCCTAGGAATCAAGAAGCAAGTAGCAAACCAGAGCTAGAAATAGGTTCAGAAATAAGATTTATAGAAATTTTCCAAAACAAATTAATTTCACAAATATCAGTCCTTAATGAGTAAAAGTGCAGTAGTTTATGACTTTTTAAGCAAAAACACAGGTTACCTTAAATGGTCTCCTGAGAAGGTAGCTATTAAGTTGGGTATAAACCCTAAAATAGTTAAGCCTATACTAAAAGAGCTTAGAAGAAGAGAGTGGAATAAGTACTCAAAGGAAGAAAAGGAGTATTCTAAAGAAGGTGTGCACATCTTGGCAGGATGCTTTCACTTTCCTTTCCATAATGAAAGGTTCTTTGAAAACGCTTTTCTTAAAATAGTATCAGATACCCCTAATTTAGCAGGGGTTCACCTTTTAGGAGATATGCAAGATTTATACTCCTTATCTAGCCATAATAAAGGTCAGGTAAACATAAAGGGTTTAGATTTAGAAAAAGAATATATGTTAAATAATAAAGCTTTTGATAAAATTGACCAGGCTGTAGGGCACAGAAGTGTGCAAAAAACCTACATATACGGCAACCATGAAGATAGGTACTTTAGGGAACTTAAAAACATAGACAGCTCTAAATATGGAGGTGCTTTATTAAGCCCTAAAGAGGCTTGTTTTTTAGTAGATAGGGGTTATACAGTTAAAGAAAACTGGAAAGATGACTATGTAACTATAGGCAAGTACCTTGATGCTTGTCATGGTCAATACACTACAAAAAGCCCTGCTAAGAAGCATTTAGACACATATAAAAGGTCTTTAGCTTTTGTACATACCCATATAATAGACCAGCATTATGACGCTGGTATGGCTGCTTTTAATATAGGCTGGGGTGGTAATATGTACGCCCCTGCTTTTAGTTATGCAAGTCGTATAACTAAGTTAAATTGGCAAAATGGGTTTGCAGCAGTTTATGTAGATGAAGATGGTTATTATCATGTTAATCAATTAACTTGGTATAACAACAAACTTTATTACAATAACAGATTGTATAAATAAAATCGGTAGGCGTGTTCTAATAACTGGAAATTACTTTTGATAAGGATGTGGGTTCGAGTCCCTCACACGCCTCAAAATAACATAACTATGAAAAAATACAAACTTATAAAAAAATACCCAGGTTCTCCTGAATTGGGAACTATTATTAAAGAAAACGGTTCTTGCTATGATTTTGCTGTTTTTAATAGACATTTTCATACAATGGATAAAAAAACTATTGAAAATAATCCTGAATTTTGAGAAGAAGTAATTGATTATCCTGTAGGTACTAAAATTATTGATACAACAAGAAAACAAGGTTGGAAATGGAATTAGTAGAAGAATGTTTGCCTATGCCTAATATTCATGTAAAAACAGGTAAGTATCAACCTAAAATAATAAATAATAGTGTTTTTGTAAAAAGAATATGGAAATAAATGTATATGTAATTTCAAATGAACAACCATTTGTAAATTGGTTTGGCACATTAAAAAGTTATGATTTTATAACTAATAAATGTATAATAGAAAATAACAGAGAAGAAGACGTAGAAGTTTCTTTAAGTGAAGTTCAAGAAGCTGACACTAATTTGCCGTTAAAAGAATTTTTACTAAAAAAGATTCATAAAGAAAATGTAATTAGTTTTTTAGTTAAAAGCAACTTATCAATTGAAGAGGCTGAAATATTTTATAGTTTAAGTTGCAAAATAAAACCACCTATAGAAGAAATAGATGCATTTTACAGAGAAATGGAAAATGGTATTCCTTTTGAAGGTGGTATAGGAACAACTGAAGCAATTGTAGGATTAACTGAAAGTTTATAATTATGGAAATAAATAAACATTTTGTTCTTACGAACAATCATTGGCTTTAAAAGAGTTGGGTTTTGGTGAAGAATGTTTAGGTTATTATGGGAAAACATCCAAATACTCTAAAAATAAATTAATTAGAGAACATAGTTTATATAATAAACTTAAACATTCAAATGGAAGAGTAGACGCCCCACTAAAAACACAAGCATTTGAGTTTTTTAGAGAAAAGTTTAAGTTAAGAAGTTGGATTGAATCGCAAGATGGTTATTATACTTTTTATAATTATGTAATCTTAAATAGGCTAGAAACAGTTCCTTCAAAATTTTATACTAAATCTAATATAAATACATTTAAAACTTACGAAGATGCAGAGGATGCCTGTTTAAATAAATTAATCGCCATAGCCCATGCGCAAAAAAGCAATACTAAAATTTAATAATGGAAGACTGGCACTATTATGTAATAAATGCCATGTAATTATTAAAATAGGAAGTGAGTTTAATGAGGAAGAGAGGTTGTTTTCCATAGGAAAAGGAAAACTTCCTCCACAATATTGTAATAACTGTAAAAACTTAAAAACATGATAAAATTTAAAGAAAAGATTACCGTTGAACAAATTCATAAAGAATTTGATACAGCACAAGATGGGATACTACTAATAGTTGTAAAAGCTATCTAATAGTAACACATGGTATTTTTAGTAAAGGGTTTGAAGAATTATCTCGATATTTTAATGGTATTTATTGTACTAATAGTTACAAAGATTTAAAATTTCATCCTTTTGTAAATGATATTATGGGTCCGAAAGAGAGGTTTGTTAAACAATTATCAGTTTTTTAAGAAATTTTAATCGTCACCCCCAAACAATTTTTCCCATAAAGTCTCTTCATAAACTTGTTTAGAGGCTTGCATAGTATTATACACGGGTGTGGTAATCGGGAATAGCTGCATAGTTTCTCTTAACCATCGGCTATCTCCCGCATTTACCCCCGATGATATTACATCATCTCCCATAATAAGTCTTACAGATGCACTAATCCAATCAGTTACATCATCTACTATCTTTGTAGCAGGTATAGGATTTTTTAGAATTTTAAAGAAAGAATCTGGCCATACATAGAATATAACATCATCCTGTAGCCTATGACTTATGTTTACAAAGTAATTAATCACTGCTTTCTCTTCAGGGTCATCAGATGCACTAGCTTTAAGCATTAAGCCCATAGCTATTAACCCTATGTATATAAGTATCTCTGTTGCATTTTTACGCATATTAGCCTTATCTAAATCAGAAAGCTGCGTATTAACATCCTTATTGTAATATCCAAAAGTAAGTGCTTTTAAAAGCTGACGTTTTAGGTCATTAGCTAAAAAGAAATAGTTTTGAAATATATTGTTCTCTGTACCGTCTTTGTTTACAGTAGTATCGTTAAAGAATAGCGGTATTAATGCTCTTAACCTACCTTTAGTATCCCTTTCAAGTATTTCATTATGGTTAAGCTCCCCAAACCTGTTGTTAAAACCTTCAGCAATCCAAGACCTAAACATTATCAACATTCTACCAAATACAGTCTTCTTAATCAGTACAGGTGAGTTAGGGTCGTAGTTACCATGTATTTTCTTATTAATCTCTACAATCTTAGTTTTAAACTTTGTCTGTTTACTGCCTGCAGTATCCCAAGCTTTGTCATCCCCTATAAAGTTACCTTCATCGTCATGTGCTTCAAACAAGTTAACTTCTTTACCGTTTACAGTTACCTTAGTATTAAGCATTAATGCTATAAAGGTGCTACCTTGGTTAAAGAACTCAGCCCTTTTTGTAAGCTCATAAGGGGATAGTTTAGATAAGCCTTTATTAACACTACTGTTATATGCAGAACCTTTATTATAATTCTCTTTAATATCACCTAATACGTTATACTTTTCTATTAAACTTAATATTTTTTTAGCCTTTTTATTCCTTACAAAGTCTGCCCCTAAAGTATTCCAAAGCATACGGTAGGCTTTCCTAAGCTGTGAAGTGTTAAAGTCTTCAGCACCTGCTGCCCAAGTAAAGTTAGATACGTAACCAAAACCTAAGTTAGTTGCAGCACTATACACATTCCACCCTAAACCTTTTACATGTAAATAACGTAGAAACAATTCATATTGGCGTTCTTTAACAACGTACTTCCCTATACTTTGAAGCTCGTCTTTCAAAGCCTCTGTTTTAGCTTCATATTCTTCTTTAGTAATTTTCCCAGATTCAAAGGCTTGCTTCGTTTTTTTTACTTCTTCATTAATGGCCTTTCGTTTCTTACGTTCCTCTATTGTATAGACTTTGTTTTTGGATACAGTTTCTTTCTTCTTCTTGTCAAAGAATACTTCAAACTGATACTCCCACATTTCTCTTAGGTTGTTTAAGCCCCCTTTTGCCGCTAAAGCACCCCACTTACTTGAGTTAACTTGATTACCTTCAGCATCAAGTATTTGCTCTTTAGCATCCTTTATAGCTACATCATATAAACGTATTAAGTCTTCTATACTGCTTTTATGCTTATAAGAGTTAGATACTGCAGAAAATGCTTTAATAACTTTAGTAAGGTCAAAAGACTTGTTTTTAGCCTTTTCAGCAACGATTCTCTTTATCTCTGATGCTTTGTATAACCTTTGTGCTTTTTTATCGTTAGGATGCTTAATTTTGGCCTCTTTTAATATACTATCATATTCTTCATCTGTAACTTTGCCATACACATTATCCATCATGTATACGGGGAGCTTTAAACGAGGTTTCCCTGTAGAATCCATTTCGACTACATTATTATCCCATATTTCATTAATACCTACAGAATTTACATAACTGTTATATAGTACTTTAGGTATTGAGGTTATGTTAGATATATTAATGTTGTCAAATAAATTGACAGGTAATTCAGGGAGATAATTACTTTGTAGACCCTCTTTTACGTGTTGTGGGTAAAATGCTTTATACTGTTTTAAAGCATCCATAAATTCGTTATAGTACTCTAAATAAGCACTATTAGACTCTATAAACTGAAAGTTCTTATCATAGAAATTGGTATCTTTATTGTTTGAGTCGAACCGCCTTGGTACTTGTATAAGGTATTCGTAACCTTGAAAGAATTTTTCATTATTTGTAACTGTTGTTTCATTGTTAAAGTATGTGTTTGCATATGAAAATGGGGAGTATTTAACTAACCAGTCGTCTATAGCCTGCATTTCTTCTGCTAAACTTAAGTCTTTTACAGCTAACTGTTCTTTAAAAAGCTCAAAACGGTTTTCAAATTTAGCAAGCTGTTTTTCGGCTTGTTTTAAGTAGAACTCATAACCCTTTTCCCCTAAATGTCTTTTAAGTTCTTTTATGTGATTGTCTATGTAAGTACGGTCAAATTCTTTGGCGTTTGTATGCAAGTCTTTGTAAACTTCTGGGAAAAGCACCCTATAGTCAAATAGTAGGGTATTCTCCTTTATAAATTTCTTATATCGTTTCCAAGCTTTGCCGTCTTTCCTTTTAGCACCTTTTGGTGTATTATCTTTAATAGCTTCAAAGAACTCAGGGCTAAATCTGTGTACAATTTGTCCTGTTGCTTTACCGTCAGCCCAAGTCTGTTTAAACTTTTCAAAAAGCTTTTTAGGGTTACTTGTACCTGCAGCCTTAATAAGTTTCTCTGTTAACTTATCCCATTTCCCAAGTTCTTTTGCAGTTTCTAATTCTGCTTTAGTGTTAGCTTCTTTAATAATTCTGTCTATAGCCCTTATTACAAGGTTCCTGCTTTGTGCAGCATCTAAGAACAAAGCACTGGCTCTGCTCTCTTCTCTAAGCTCCTTAATGTCTTTTACACTGATATTCTTCCCTGTAATATCCTTGACACTTTGCTGTATAGCTAAGTGAGAGGCATTAGTCCAACTATACCTGTGAAGTTCATGTGCAGCATCCCTAATTTTTTTTAGCTCTTGGTAATTAAGAGATTGGTCTGTTATATCAGACTCCATTAAGAATTGGTCAGTGTACTCACTAGTCCAAAATTTAAGAAGTTCTAATGTATAAAGTAAGTCACTTTCTGATAAGGAATCCCCTGTTAGTATTCTTCTAACTTCTTCTATATCAGAATTACCAATAGATATTACTTTTGAGAAAGTTTCTTGGTTTTTAAGGTTTTCTATCTCTTCTAATACCTTTTCTTTAGTGTCTACAAAATCCCTAACTTTAATCTCATTCTTCTTAGCCCTTGCCTTTTGTATATTTTCATTCAGTATTTTAACCTGTAATTCTTTTTGGTTTATAAGAACCTGATACTTATTGTCATTGTTAGAAGGTAATGCATCATCGTATTGAACAGGACTAGTCCTATCGTTCAAATACAATGTTATTGCATCCTTAGCCCCATATTTAGCTATCATAGCAGCTAACATAGGGTCTTTTACACTTTTTACTTTACATGACATATTACAAAAATATTATTAATAATTTTAATTACCTATTACTCGCACTCAAATTTTATATCCCCATTTGATAATAAATCTCTCAACTTAGCACGTTCTTCTTTAGTTAGACCTTTAGCAAATTCTGTTACAGATTCAAATAGGTCTAACTGTTGAGGTGCTTCTTTAGCTACCTTTTCTTTAATAGCTTCTGCTGCTTTGTGAACTTCTTCAGCTCTCTTAATCTTATTAGTAGATTGAGAGGGGTCTACAATGTCATTAACAGCCCTATTTTTCTTAGCTAAAGTGTCAATACCCTTAGTTGTGTTAATTAAGTATTTAAGGTTATAAGCTGTAGTACCATCGTTAGCAGGAGCTTTAGCAGCAAAGTATTTAACAGGCTTGCCCATCTTAGCCATTTTATCATTAAGCCTGCTTATCTTGGTAAGGATAGTTGTGTATTCTGATGGGCTTACATTAGTCTTTTTAAATGTATACCCTGCAAGTTTACTTAAAGAGTATGCACTAACTTCTTTCCAATCACCTTTAGGGATATTATAACCAGGCAGTTCATCTACAGAGGTATCTGTATCAGGGCTTTGTTCTACAGTACTTCTTCTTATTATTTCTTCTAGGGATAGACCTTCATATGGGTTTTGAGAAGTATCTACAGCAGCAGTACTTAAATCTTTTTGTTCTGATTTAGATACACTTTTATACGCTTCAATCGAAGTTTTTTCAGATATAACTAAATCAACTATGTTAGTTATAGCAGCTTCTAAAGCAGAATCTGCATTAACATCCCCAAAACCTGCTAAAAACTCTTTTAAGTAGTTTATTATCTTCTCTATTATGTTTTTACTTTGACCTTTGTACTTTATAGCATTTAAAACTTTATAAGTATTAGGTTCTGTTAAAGCCATTGTAACCAATTCCTCAACATTATCCCCATAAAATACATAGTACTTATCTCTAAGCTCTATAAAGTTAGGCTTATGGTTCTTAGATTCATACTGTTCAGTAAAGTCTTGTAAACCTTCAGCCGTTAAACCTAAATGTTTTAACTTACCATTCTTAACTTCATTTCTAAGGAACTCATGTAAGTTTTTCAAATTTAGTATAGCAGCTTTCTGTTTTTCAGTAAGGTTTAATTTAAAATCAATATTACGAAGAGCTTGTTTTATTAAACGAGACGATACCCCGTGTAATAACTCATGTAATACAGTCTTAACTAAATCTGTTTTTAAATTAGTATTTATGCTAATTCTATTATGTTTACTTTCAAAAACACCCTCTAAACTACTCATTTTAACAACTTGTAGTTTTAAAGTTCTTTCTGTAGAAGGTAAAGAGTCTATAGCATCAGATATTAGTTTAGACACAACCCTTTCTTGAGCTGTTAAGCTAGAATCATTAGACCAATCTGCTAACATTAAACTTATATCATTTAAGTTCATTTGATTTTTAACCCCATACCTTTCAAAGCTGTTTAAAGAGGTTTTAGCAGTATTGTTTATAGTCTTAGCTGTAACAGCCTTTTGTTGTACTTTATCCCTTGAGGCTGTGTTTTCTACAGGTTTTAAACTGTAATTATTAGAAGGAATACTAGACAAATCACTTCCATATTCATTAACAAAAGTTCCACCTTTTAACGGTACAAGTACATAAGTGTTAGTGCTATAATCATATTGGTATAAGAAATAACCTTTAGCATTAATATCTGTTTTAATAGAAGCAAAAGTTGGTGGGAAACCTGATACTTTATCCACAGTATAAGTTAAAGGTATTTTGTAACTTTTACCATCAGCCCCTTTTACAATTGTGTAAGTCTTAGGCTTTTGGTTTTTCATACGCTTAGTAAGCTCTGGGTTATTTTGAAAGAACTCTCTAACAAAGTCGTAGGTGTATTTAGGACTATTGATGTCAATATTCCTTAAAGCCTCCCCAATGCCTAGTTCCTCTAAAAACTCAGGGCTTATATAAGAACCTATACTATAAGGTGTTTTTAAAGCACCTGTTAAGTAATAGTACATAACAAAGTCTTTTGCAAAGTCTTTATAAGTATAACCTGGTTCTAGTTCTTTGTCTGTGTATAACAGGTCATTAAATTCTTTTATTAAATCTTCTTCCTCTAACTTTTCAAGGTTATTGTTATAGGTAACTACACTAGGTTTAATTCCTAGAACATCTCTATTAACCTCTAACCTTTGTATTAATTTGTTTTTAGATACTTTCTTAAAAGCATGTACTCTATCAGCAAAAGACTTATTAGTTTTGTTGCTTATCAACAGCCTATACCTTTCAGCAACTAAGTCTATGTTTAGGCTTTCTTTTATTGCATTAGCAACCATGTTAGATTTAAACTCGTTAAATACTAACTTACTCATTTCTGCACTCTTCTTCCCTGTTATTTTGATTATTTCATCATTAGCTTGTTCAAATCCCCTTGCGTTTACAGGGAATAGTCTATCAAATACACTTACAGCATTTAAAGCGTATACTGAAGCTATACCGTTTATACTTGTAGGTTTAACAAACCTTCCATTTACAAAAAGTACATGCCCAGCTTCTACAGATTTAGCATCTGCACTACTTTCCCCTATCAATAAGCTAAGGTTCCTAAAGTCTAGCATTAAATCAAGGTTGTTAATCTTATTAACCTGCTCTTCTATTTCAAAGAAGTTTTTCCCTAAACCTTTAGAGTCAGTATTTATAGCACTGGTTATAACCCTAAGTTTCTTACCTAATTCAGATGCTTGTAAGAATTTCTTTAAAGCAACATATTGTACAAAGTCATAGTTATCAGAAGCTTTGTTGAATATAGCCTTTTTCAAGTCTTCTATAGATATTAAACCTTCTTCTAAATCAAGTTCTTCATTAGTATACTTTAAGCTTTTAAATGTTTCTACAGCAGCATCTATTTCAGGGGTTTCTGAAAAGTTATCACTTGTACTGTCCATAAAGGCCATTACATTATTAACATAAGCTTTAACTGAGTCTTGATTTAGTAAATAAGATATTAAATCCTCTTCATAACCATTTTGAATTAAACCTACTATACTGTCAAAAGTAATAGTATTTATGTTTAACTTCTCCATTATAGATTCTTTTTCATTATCCACAGAAGCTGACTGGTAGTATGTATGTATATCACTTTTCTTATTACCTCTCCCTGTACTTGGGTCGCTTATGCTAGTAGGTTTCTCCCCTTTAAAGGTTATATGAAACTCCCCTGTATCTTTAAAGTTAGTGTATATAATACTAGGGTGTGCTATTAAAGCTGTGTTAAGGGTATTACTAGAAGAGAATAGCCCTACACCTGCCTTACCACCCCTACCGTTCATATACTTCATGTTTTGGTAAGATGATGATAGTGGTGTTACGAATTTACTTTTTAACTTAGCCTGCTCTACTGCGTAAATTTCTGCAGCTAATTCTTTCAGCATACCAAACCCTAAAGGTTTTAATACACTCTCTATAACTTCAGGGTGAGTCATTACAAACTTATGACTATCAAGTATTTCATTATGTAAAACACCCTCTAAGTCTTTCTCTTTGTTAGTAACCCTTAATACTTTGCCTTCTTTATTAACATAGTATTTGTAGTTATAGTTATAAAGTTTATCTATGTCAAAGTCAGAGCCCATTTGTTTTGTAAACTCTTTAGGGGCTACAACCATGTTTTCATAAGCCTCTGGTAAGAACCCTACAACTTCTACCCAAGACATAGATGAATGCGACTGGGTAGGTATTCTAAAAGAGAACATTTCTAAAAGCTCTTTTCCTATTAAGTCTGTGTTTAAGTACTTTCTACCGTCTTTTTCAACAATATAATCTTTAATGTTTAACAGCTCACCTTTGTTGTTTTTAAATTTAAAAGGTATGATTATCTGAGCAGGTTTAATAACACCGTCTTCTATACGCATTGTTTTAAGGCCTGCTTTAGGGTCATAACCTTCTACATAAACCATGTCGTTTTTAGCATCAGGGTTCTCTTCTAAAAAGCCTTCTTCAGTAACTAAAGCAGCACTGAAACCAGGGGACTTAACCTTGCGTACATCATTATCTGCTAAAGATATTACTAAAGACTCAAACTTATCAGCGTAATCTGTTAAGTATAAAGGTAATTTGAATACATCTTCCCCGTTAACGTCTTTTCTTAGTTTTAAGTATTCTATTACTACGCTAGGGTACTTGTCTTCAATAGCCTTTTCTAACAATACAGCTTGTAGTTTTTTAATGTCTAGTACTCCGTTTTTAGTAAATCTTTCTAGGAATTTACCATATTTATGAGCTGTTAACTCTTTTTGGTTATTTATAAACTTATCATACTCTTGCTTAATAGCATCTATATGCAAGATGTTGTTCCAAATAAGCTTAACTTCTTGTGAACCTCTGTTTATAGTGGTTTTCTCTGGGTCAAAGGGTACCTCTTGTTGTATCTTGAAGTTATCCCTATCCATAAGTATAGTGTTTTCAAACTTTATATCGTCTTTAACACTACCATCTTTGTTGAATATTGTGCTGTTGTCTTTTTTAGAACCTAGTTTAACACCTGATTTAAAGGCTAGCCTTACAAGGTTATCATCTTTTTGCAAAGCCTCCATTGCTTTCCTAATCTTGTCTAAGCCTTTTCCTTTAGTTAATTGAGGTATTAAAGGTATAGCACTAGACTTAACATACACAGGGTAGTAAGTCTTTAAGCTAGGGTTAAAATGATAACCATAATATACTGGTTTAGTAGGCTGTAATAGGATATTTAATTCTTCTTTGGAGAATTTAGCAT